AGCGGTGGAGAAGAAAGCTCCATACCTGACTGCCGCCTACAAGGTTTCTGCCTCGGAGATCGAGAAGCAAACCCATGCAATGTACAAGGCGTGTACACTTTGGAACGAATGTGTATCCAGCGGTGTTTACCCAGGTTATACGGATGAGGTAACTCAGGTGGATGTTGACTTGCGGGTTAACCTCAAGCGTAACCGCTTAACCATCAAAGAGATGGCAGAACACTTCGGCGTGAGTCGTAGCTTCATCTACTCAATACTGAATCAGTTCAAGGTGGATTGTCAGTTCGTTGGGAATAGACGCATGTACGACATTGCGGACATGGCTTCGGCGATGAAGCAGTACAACACAAAAAAAGTACAGGAACATAACGAAAGAAAAAAGAAAAGGAGATTGGCGAAGAATGAGCATAGATAAAATGGAAACAGCGTTGGCGAACTCAGCGGATGCGTTGAGTAAGGTGAAAGGTGGAGACGAGAACTTGGTGCATGCGGTGCATGTGTTGCAATGTGTGTGCTGTCAGATCGTGGCCCACTTAAAAGGTGAGAACCTGGATTGCGTGGCAGATCCCGATGTGTGCATACATTTCGAGGAGAATTGCGAAGGATGAAGATCACTATCGGAATAGACCCCGGCAAGAGTGGTGGCTATGCCATCGCTTGGGGCGGACTCCGCAGTATTAATCTGCACAGGTTGGATGAGGATTTCGAGTTTGTGGAACACATCCAGGACTTAATGGACCACCCTGATATGACGAGCATCGAGGCGGTCATCGAGTTGGTCCCGCCCTTTGCTGGTAGGAACATACCTAGCTCGGTTGGGTTCAAGCTCGGAAAGAGTTGCGGGTTCTTGGAAGGCGTTATGCGTATGGCCAAGATCCCATTCACCCTGGTGCGTCCACAGGAGTGGCAGAAGGGGCTGAGTGGGCTGTCAGGATTGTCAGGAGATAAGCGTAAGAAAGTACTGATGAACCACGCCAAGCAGTTCTTCCCAAACACCAAAGGATTAACCCTCAAAACAGCAGATGCGATTCTCATTCTGAGGCATCATTTAATGCAATGAAGCTACACGAAATGATAATGTATGGAGCCGTTTTTGTGGCCTCCATTGCGGGTTTTTTATGGCTCTTACTTGCGGTCTTTTGTGCCTTGTTAGGAGGTGGTGAATGAACAAAAAAGACACAGAAAAAGTCGAGTTGAGACTCAAGATTCCTAAGTGGATTAAGGAAGATTTAGAGGAGTATTGTGAAACTTTCGGCGTGTCTGCCGTTTCCACCATTGTTCCACTTCTAGTGGAGTATTTGGGGCGTGCCTCGCGCGGGCGCGAAGTAGTCGTTAATCATAGATTAACTCCTAACAATAGTCGTGCTTCCACTAATCGTGGAAATGATTGTGCTAATTCTAAGAGGAAAAAACAGAAGCATTCATTGCCCGATGATTTTGATCCACCACGGGAGATATCCGAGGCGGCTGGACTCGATCACGAGAAAGCGGTGATCGCGTTCACGGATTGGGCGGTAAGCAAGGGACACACCTATGCTGATTGGATAGCTACCTATCGCAATGCGTGCAGATCGTGGTTAGCGGATAAGTTCCCTAACGCGAGACGCACATCCTCGATTATCGAGAGAGTCATCTGATGGATTTCTCAACAGCAGAAAAAGCAGTACTCTCTGCCTGTCTTCGCGATGAAGCGGGAGGCTCCGCCTCCAAAGCGATAGAGCGCTTAACCGCGGATGACTTCGTCAACCCTCTGCATTCTCGAATCTTCGACCTCGTTGTTACCCACAGCCCGATCAATGAAATTGATGTGGCAATACATCTGCCCGATGATCGGCTCGAAGCGATAGAGATCGCAAGTTCCTATGGAGGTGGATCGATTGATCGATACATCGATATCTTGGTGGAAGCACGCAACCTCCGTAGTGTGGAGCGTGCAATTCTCTATGCCCAGGACGAAGTCAAAGAGGGAAAGAGTGCGGAGGAAGTCGCTGGCGGGTTTAACACGAGGGTGGCGAAAGCTCTTACCAAGGGTAGGGGACAAGTGAAGGTGGCGAGTGCCGCTAATGAAGCATACTCGGAGTTTCTTGCTATCGATGCGGGAGACTCCTCTGCGGTATCCACAGGATTCAATAAGCTCGACCTCATTCTTGGTGGTGGATTCCGTCCAGGTGCGTTGTATGTCCTAGCCGCCCGTCCGGGAGTAGGGAAGTCCGCCTTCGCAGTTCAGCTTTCTCACAGAATAGCGAAGCATGGACTGCGGGTAGCGTATGCATCCTTGGAAATGGGAGCCGCAGAATGTAGTGGGCGGTTGCTCTGCCACGATAGTGGCGTTGCCCGCCCGCGCCAAAAGGGTGACCTGACTGCGGAGGATAGGCGAAAGCTGGAGGAAAGTAAGAACCGTATGCGTGGATGGCCGATTACCTTCAAGGATGATAGCTCGGCCACGGTGGATTCCTTCCGCGCGTTTCTCGCACAAGAGGTAATTCAAGGCCAGGTTGGCCTCGCGGTGATCGATTACCTCCAGCTACTCTCCGCACCTGGGCATGACTCCCGCGTCCAAGAGGTGAGTCACATTTCTCGGACGCTCAAGCAAACAGCGATGGAACTAGAGGTTCCGATTCTCGCACTTAGCCAATTGAATCGAGCGCTTGAGTCGCAGAACAGGAAACCCGTGATCTCGGACCTCCGCGAGAGTGGATCCATCGAACAGGATGCTGACTGCGTGTTTCTCCTATCCCGTGATGATGACGGTGAGGACCACAACCTACGAAAGATACACTTCAATGTGGCGAAGAACCGAAATGGGGAAAGCATGGCCACGAAGATGGACTTCGCTCCCGCGAGTGGGCGATTCAATCTTTCCGTTTCTCCTGTGCTGAATGATGGGAAAGAGATCAAGAAGGCGTTGTGGTGAACTACATACGGACACAAAAAGCCCCCTCTCGTGTCCAAGAAGGGGCTTAAAAAGCGTTTTGATTATCAGTATCGGTAATTGCGTGATCTCAAATCAAAACAATTTCTAGGTGGGTCTGCGGGGCTGATTCGGATTTCTCCTTCAATACATTTCCTCGATTAACCTGGTAAGGTCACCAACGGAAGGCCCGCCGATAGCTTTGGACCACGCTCTTGCATATGCATCTGTGCAATCCACAGGAGCCTCATATTTTTTTACCCTTTGAGATACCCAAAGGAATGCGTCCTCTTTTGCGATGCCCGAAGATATCGCTTGCGTTATAAGTTCCTTAATTTCGCTCATATAGCTTTCTCCTTTCTCTTGTTCCACCACGCGATCACCTTGGGCGCGAAACGCATGGCCACGAAGATGGCCAGCCCAAGCGCGAGACGCGGGATCATATCGTTGTCAGTTTTGCTCATGGCTTTTCTGCTCCTTGTAGTATTCGTCAATCTTTGCCCGCATTAATTTGTCTATGGCTTCCATCGCGGATTCGGGTCCGGCACATTTGAACCAAAAGTCTAGGCACATGTCCATGAATAGCACGCCAAGGGCGGCTTCTAGTTCCGCGTTTCTCTCCACCCAATCGACTAACTCCAGGGCGGCTTCGTTGTATTTCTCTTCACTCATTATCGTATCCTTTCTAATTCTTCCTCTACCTCTTTTTCCCACTTATCAATCCATGCCTGATCATCCCCATGAACATGTGCTTGTGATCGTTTAAAAGGTATTCTTTCATAAAGATCCGCTTCGAGGTCTCTTATTCTATCCTCTAGGTCTTGTCGCTCTAGGTCTTTCTCATTAAAGTAACTCATCCTTCACCCCCCTCTACCTTGGCGAGAACCTCGCGGAGCTTGTCGCGTTCCAGGTCTGCGCCACTATCCCCGCTATTGATTAAGTGGGTAAGGCATTTCTCGAATAGCTTGCATTGCTCCAATAGCTCCGGCGCGGACGCGATCAAACGCGCGTTGGCGCTTTTCTCTTCATCTGATGCACTCCCTGTATTGTCTCCAACCCATAGTATTTCCCGATACCTAGTAGCTTCATATACCGCTTTGCCCATAGCTACCCAAGGTCCTGGCGTGAATGCACGTTTCTCTTTTGTCGCTTCCATTATGCGTCCTCCTTTTCTGCAAGTGCTAAAAATTTAAGCGTTTCTCGTTTCTCTTTAAGCATAAACGCCTCGCGCTCCTTATCATGATGGAAGCGCGCTTCTCGTATTTCCTCGTTTATGTCTTCAAGTTTCATTTCTGCTGATCGTATTTCATCAATGTGTATTTTCATCGTTTTTATCCTTTTGTTATTAGTTGAATTGTAGTTTAAGCTGTTCGCGTTTCTCTTTACGCGATGCGCGGATCGTTTCACGATCATTCGCCTTTCTTGTATCCCTTGCCCGCGTTTCTCGTTCCTGGCGTGCTTTGTCGCTAATCGCGAGTAGCTCCGCAAGAGCGGCCGGAAATATCTCGTTTGCGTGCTTCACTTGGCCCCCCTTATCGCTTTTGTAAAATCCGGGGCCACGGTAAGATCAATCTCGGCCACGCGGAAACGATCAAAACCGTTTCTCTTTGCCCAGGCCTTGGCCTCATCAAAGCGCTTTTCCTGGTTCGTGATTATTTCCTCTTGCCAGGCTGGCGCGCCCTTGCGGGTCCCGTAAAGTATTCGCTCCTTCACTTGGCCGCCCTTTCTCTTATGTGTTGAATTAAGAACCAAGCGCCAGCCAGGAACCACGGGGTCCATATTATCAGCGCAATTTCGTAGTGTAGTGTCATCATTTGTTACCTTTTGTATTATGTTATTATCAAAAAAAGCCGCGTTTCTCGCATGTGTGGGCCGCTTAGTCTAAAGACTTTTCAAGGTCCATGATAACCAGCCGCAAATTGTCTTTTATGGTTTGTACCGTTTCCCATGAAAAACCGTCCCGTTCCATAGCATTAAGCATCTCTTGCAATTGGATAAGCTGGCCAAGTAAAATTCTTGTTTGTTCCTTGTTCATGCGTTTCTCTTATCCTTTAACGCTATGAATGCCAATGCCAATGACAACGCCGCGTAAACGGCCTTCGCCGCAAGCATGCCTTTTATTGGCAATACAGTTGCCACAGTTGCCGGGACATGCAAAGCGCTTTTCATGGCCCATTTCTTTCAGCTTTTCCAGCACGGCGGCCCGGTATTCTTTAGACAATGGCTTGTCCTTGTCTTGATAGCTCCGGGCCTTGATGAATTTACGGGCCACCGGGACCGCGACAAATTCGCCCCGCGTGCAATCCAATTGCAACACCTCGCGCTTTTCCTTGTCCCCGTAACGGGACCCACTTGAGACATTAAGCAAATAATTTGCGGGCCATTTGTACCCCGCACGGTCCAATTCAATGAATAGTTTCCAGCTTTTAGAATAGCCATACCCGGCCACCCCGTCCCGGCCAGCAATTTTGATATCCGGCCGCGCGTGGCAAAGGTCCATCCAAAAACGCAAAATTTCCAAGCTGGCAAAGTCGCCGTCCACATATAGCCGCAAGGTTCGTCCCGCTGGTATTTCATGGAATTGGCTGGCAATCAAAGCCCGGCCCGCTTGGTCCCGTAGCAAAAGACTATTCTGCAATTGCCTAAAAAACGCCGCCGGATAGCGCCAGCCTTTGAAAGAATAGCACCAACCCTTGCCAAAATTATCCGGCGTAAATTCGTTGTCCCCGTAAAGACAAGCGCCAGCGCCGGGACAATCAAAACCGGGCAAACTTGAAAATGCATAAAACGGTAGTTTGCTATTTCCTTGCGCCATAAAGACCGAAAACG